CGACCGAAATCGGCACCCTCAAAAACTGGTTCGCCTTTGCCGCGCCGGACGCGAACCTTGGCCTCTCGACCGATCGCCTGATCGTTCTCGACATCGACGAACAGCGCGACGGTTTCGAAAGTCTCAGAGCGCTCGAACGTGATCATGGCGAACTGCCCACGACGTGGCGCACCATCACCGGCGGCGGTGGCGAGCATATAATTTTCAAGTGTCCGGATGGCGTCGAGGTTCAAAACGTCGTCGCCTCACAAATGACTGAGCCGCCGCTCGGCGGGGGCATCGATATACGCGCACGCGGCGGCTACATCGTGGCGCCGCCGAGCAAACACATGAGCGGGCGCTCCTACGCGTGGTCCGTCGACCATCACCCCGCAAAGACCGCGCTCGCCGAGCCGCCCGCTTGGTTGATCGATAAGCTGGCCGCACCTCGCCCTACAGCTACCTACGGTGAGACCGCCGAGCCTATTTCCTCCAGTGTGTGGAAGAAGCTCGCCGGCCAACCGATCACCAATTATCACGACATGGCGGCGACGAGGATCGCCGGTCATCTGTTCCGTCACAACTGCGACTACGAGCTTGTGCGTAGCCTCCTGCACGCCTGGAACAGCGCATGGTGCAGGCCGCCGCTCGGCTATCACGAACTTAATCAAACCATCGACCGCATCGCCACCCGCGAGGCCGCACGCATCGAACGGGAGCTAGGCCAGTGAAAGAAGAGCACAACAGCAACCCACAAGGCCGCTACGACAAAGCTCAGGAGAAGCGTCGCGAAAAGTTGCGGGCGCAGCGGACCAACGGGCCGGTCGCCATCTCGCTTGATGACTTCTACGCCTACATGCCGATGCACAACTACATCTACGCGCCCTCCCGCGAGATGTGGCCCGGCGCCAGCATCAACAACCGCATCCCGCCAAGTCCGCTTCTCGATGCGTCGGGGGCACCAAAGCTCAACAAGAAAGGCGAGCCGGTCTTCATCGCCGCCTCGACATGGATCGATCAGAACCGTCCGGTCGAGCAAATGACATGGGCACCGGGCCTGCCCATGGTGATCGAAAACCGGCTGATCTCACAAGGCGGGTGGATCAAGCACAAAGGCGCACACTGCTTCAACCAGTATCGGGCGCCGAGCATCGAACCCGGAGACCCCGAACAGGCTGCCCTCTGGCTCGACCACGTGCAGAACGTCTTCGGCACCGATAGCCATCACATCGTGCAATGGCTGGCGCATCGCGTGCAGCGGCCGGCCGACAAGATAAATCACGCGCTGGTGTTGGGCGGCTTGCAGGGGATCGGCAAGGACACGATGCTCGAACCCGTCAAATATGCGGTTGGCCCGTGGAATTTTTTGGAGGCGTCACCGCAGCAGATGCTCGGCCGCTTCAACGGCTTTCTCAAATCCGTGATCCTGCGCGTCAGTGAGGCGCGCGACCTTGGTGAGGTAAACCGTTTTCAGTTTTATGATCACTTGAAGGCGTACACCGCCGCGCCGCCCGACGTGCTGCGCATCGATGAGAAGAACCTGCGCGAATACAGCATTTTTAATTGCTGTGGCAACATCATCACGATCAACTACAAGACCGACGGCATTTTCCTGCCCGAAGATGATCGCCGCCACTACGTGGCGTGGTCCGACCTCGACAAAGCGGACTTCAACGACGACTACTGGAACCGCATCTGGAGCTATTACCTCGACCAGGGCGGCTTGCGCCACGTCGCCGCCTACTTGGCGCAGTTGGACATCGGCGGCTTCAACGCCAAAAGTCCGCCGACGAAGACCGAAGCGTTCTGGAGCATTGTCAACGCCAGCCGCTCGTCGGAAGACGCCGAGCTTGCCGACATCCTCGAACTGCTCGGCAACCCCAACGCCACGACCCTGAAGAAGGTGATTGCCCGCGCCGATACCGCCCGCCGCGACGACTTCAAGGACTGGCTCAAGGACCGCAGGAACCGCCGCCTCATCCCACACCGCTTCGAGGCGTGCGGGTACGTGCCGGTTCGCAACCCCGACCGCCAACAGAAATCCGGCGTGTGGGTCATCGGCGGCGAGCGCCAAGTGGTTTATGCCAAACAGGTTTTGTCGTTGCGCGACCAGATTGCCGCCGCCGGGAAGCTTTAGCCGTGAGCACTGACGGCACTAAAGGCACTGAAATTCTATCTCCATTAAATCACACGCGCGCGCCGGCAGGCTTCCTGATTAAATAGAGGTCCGGAAGTGGTTCTATTTAATGGAGGTGGAAAATCAGTGCCTTTAGTGCTCTCAGTGCCGGCGACGGACGATGCTTGAGCCACCCGGACCCCGCGCCCGCGCCGCCAAGGCGGCCGAACGCCAGCGGCGTTGCCGGCGACGCCTCAAGCTCGGCTTGGCGCGGTTCACGGCCGACGCGCCCGAGGGCCCGCTCATCGCAGCCCTGATCGCCGCCGGCTATCTGGCCGAGGCCGCCGCGCTCGACCCCGCCATGGTCGAGCAGGCGCTTGGCACGATGCTCACGCAATGGGCCGAGCGCTGGCGTGTCACACCGTGACAGACTCGGCGCCCGAAATGCGGTAGGTCGGCACATGACCACCGCGATCCGTAGGCCCTTGGTGCCCGAAGATTTGAACCGCGAGGCGTTCGCCCGCGAAACCCGCCGCTCACTGGTCCGCGCGCTCACCTGTGCGACGCTCGCGGGCTTGCGCGGTGGCAATGCCACCGACATTCTCGAACGCACATGGGGCGGCGACGATCACATCGCGCGCTTGCTCTTACGCGCCGCGACGACGCCAACGAGCACGGGGAGCTTCCCGGCGGCCGAAGGTTTGGCCGGCCTCGTGTTGCTCGCGCCGAGTTCGGGCGCGCTGCGGTTGTTTGGTGAGCAAACCAAGCTCACCCTCGGACAAAATTCGACCGTGCGAGTCCCGGGCGTCGGAACGCCGCCAGTTGCGCCATTTGTGCCCGAACTCTCGCCCGGCCCGTTGCTGCAAGGCGCGCTCGCCGCGGCTACGTTGGGGCCGGTTCGGAAGTTGTTGGTCCTCGCCGCCATTACCGAAGAGCTTCAACAAGCCTCCGGCGACACGGCGTCCGCGATCATCGAAAACATCTTGGCGTCATCGGTAGCAAAGAGTTTGGATGCGACCGCGTTCGACACCAATGCCGGCGACACGATCCGGCCGGCCGGCTTGCTGCACGGGGTGACGCCGATTGCCGCCACAAGCGGCGGCGGCTTCAACGCCATCGCCGGCGATCTTGGCGGCATGGCAAAAGCGATGGCCGACAATTTTGTTGATCCGGAAGGAATGATTATCGTTGCCGCGCCGCGTGAGGCCACGACCTTGCGCCTGCTCGCCGGCCCGCGCTTCGACAACCAAATCTTTGGAACGACCGGCCTGCCCGACAAACAAATCGCCGCATTCGCACGCGGAGCGATCGCGTCGAGCTTCGAGGGTACGCCGAGCGTCGAACTTTCGAAGCACGCGACGCTTCACTACTCGGACACGCCGGGGCCCGTGGTCGCCAGTGGGCCGACAACGTCGCTCTTCCAGCAAGCGCACATCGGCATCAAACTTCGCCAGCGCGGTTGTTGGGTCGTGACGACGCCCGGCGCCGTGCAAACAATCGCGGGAGTGAGTTGGTGATTTATTCCTCGGGAATAAATCAAACCAAGTGAGAGAGACGCCGCCATGACCGACGACGAACAGCGAGCCGCCATCCTCGCCGAAGCTCACGCGCATCTTGCGCGCCGTGATGATGATTTGACACACGTGTCAAAAGCCGATGAGGCGCCCCTGCCGACACCTGGAGAATTCTCCAGGTCTGATTTCCGCCCACCGAAGCCGCCGCTCGCGCCGGGACGCACGCGCACCCTCGACACACCACCGGAACCGCGGTTCACGCGTCGCGCGGTCGAACAAATGATCGCCGAGGCCATCGCCGCCGAGCGCGTAACCCAACAGGACATAATGGTGAGGCTCGTCGCAAGTATCAGAAACGACGCGGCCAATGAGATCGAGCGCGAAACGAGATCGTTGAGGCTCGAACTCACAGAACTGGCGACAGTTGTGGCCGAGCTTCGCGTTGCGCTCACCGAAGCGCGCACATCCGCATCAATGCGTGATGTCACGCCGCTCACGCGACCGGCGAAGCATTGACATTATGCATCGTGCATAATGTCGTTCTATTTGTTTGGTGGCATTGCTCCCGTCACCAAAACGGTGCGTCGGACGCGGTGATGGTTTGACGCCGCGTCCGGCGCGCTCAAGGGTGTTCCCAGCGATGGGAAGACTCAACTCGCGGCCCCTTCCGTTACAGAATCGTCGCCCACAAGCTCTGACACCGCGAAAAGCGAAACCGCACCGCCGGAAACGCCGCCAATCGATCGGCCCCATCCATGGTGACGATTTAGATTTGCAACAACAAAGCTAAAGGGCCGCCAATCAAAGTCGTGCCCGTTCCGGGAAGGAAACGTCCGCGACGAGCAACCAAAAAGAAGGCCCGCGCTACCGCGCCGACGGGCAACCATCCGACCGGGGATGTCTTAGAAAATTATTCTAAGGGAGGTAGGGGGGAGGGTTTCTCTTGGCCGACCGTGGCCCCCTCCTGCGCGGCTGCAACGAAAAATTGCCAACAACGCTAACTTTTCGGGGAACCCGGTTCCGGGCCAGATTTGGCAATATTTTTCTCTTTGTGACACCATGGCCGCCGGAGGGCCCGCCCATGGCCAGAGTCGTTTCGCTCAGCGAGCGCCGCCCACAACCGCCTGATCATTTGCCGGATGCGCCGCGCCGTTGCTTCGTGAGTATTGTGGAGTCCGCTCCGGCGGGACACTTCCGGCCGAGCGATCTCGACCTCTTGTGCCGCTACGCTGAGGCGACGGCGGCGGCGGAGGAAGCGGCGTTTCACCTTTCGCAGCCCGGCGGGCTCACGACGCCGGAAGGCAGGCCGAGCGCGTGGTGGGTCATACACCAGGGCGCCACCAAGACGATTGCGGGGCTCGCGCTGCGGCTGCGGCTCGGGCCGCAGGCTCGGGCGCTCAAACAAAGCAAGCGCGATGCGCCACCGCCTTCGGTTTATGACTTGATGCGCCAGGAAAGAGATTGGGACAAGGCATGATCGCAGCCGATGACCGCGACGTTGATGCGTGGACGCGTGCAATCGCGATGGCGCGTGCATCCGATCCGGCGCGTGCTCAACAGATCGATGAGATGTTGAAGGCGCGCTCTTTCGCGGAGGTCGGCAAGTTCGCGAGCTATTGCATGCAAGGTGACACGCTGCGCTTGCGTCCGTGGGCGACACCGCCTTGTGCTTTGCTCGAACCCCCCGACGTTGTGATCGCGCGCGGCGGCGACGACGCACCGCGCGGCGACTATGCGGCGGCGGTGCTGTTGCGGCGGCTGCGCGCGGCCGCACTGAGCGATTGGGAGCCTGATCCCATGGCGGCGCTCGCGAAGGCGGCGGCCCCGAAGTCGGCGGCGTGAATTGGCATGGGCGAGCCGGCAAGGCAGCATCGCGAGATCGAGCGGGCCGCGTCGAGATTGCCGGCCGCGCTCACGCCGCAACAGCACGCCGCGATCATGGAGGGTGCTAAGGCGCTTCCGCGCCGCCTGCGCCGGGACTACCTCGCGGCAGTCGGGCTCGAATTGACCGGGAAGACTCTTGGCCCCGGAATGATCTTCCGCGCTATCAGGACCGCGCAGAGGCAGTGCGCGTGCTCGCTCGGCCTGTCGTGCGAGGGGTGACGTGCGCCGCGCCGGTGCGTCATCGGTGCGTCATCGGCGAGAGTTTGGCCACATCGGCCCAATCTCTTGCGCCGCCGACTCCTGCGAGGCACTACGGGTTGCGGGAGCACGAAACCCATGATTGGGACACCAACGAGACACCGCGCCGCGCCCGATTTCGCAAGCCGTTGAGATCGTGACGTTTTCGCGCGGTTACGGTGCCCGATCTCTTACCCCTCCAGGGGAGGGTAAGCTGTGGCACGGTCCCGGCTTATTCCCGCGACAAACCCTTCGCGGCGAGTTCGTCGAGGTAGTCGCGCCAGTAGGCTTC